TTTACTTTATGTCTGGTCAAAAAGAAACCAGATTAAGAACACACTTACCTTTATTAATGCATCAAGCAGATCATATGGCTGCTCAAATTGAATTTGAATTATGGAATAATACAACAAACGCTGATCCTAAACAATCAAAACCTAAAAATGCTAGTAAAGGTGATAAAACAATGAGAAATGCTAAAAAAATAAATACAAAAAATAACCCGAATCTATCTAATGCTACTTTAGATGTTATAGATTCATTTTTTAAAGATTAAATATGGAAATATTATTAATAATACTATTAACATTATCAATATCAGTTTCATTTTTTATTATTAGAAATTTATTAGTAAAAAACGAAAGATTAGAAGATTTTATTGCAAAACAAAGTGATGCCGTAAATGAATGTGGTAAAAGATTAAAAGAAATAGACAATAAAGGCTCATTTTATGCTGATGATGAAATAGGGTGGTTTTTTGAAGAAGTAAAGAAAATTCAAGAAGCTTTAAACGAATTTACTCTTAAATAAAATATGACAAAACAAATCAAAATTAAACTGGATGCAAACTCTATCCCTCCACCTAAAAAGAAAAGAGGAAGAAAAAAAACAAAAAAACAATACTTTACTTCAGATGTAGATTTAGCTATAAAAGAATATTTAGCTTCAACAAATCAAGATGAAAGAGATTATATATATAAAACTCGTATACATTATGCTTTTTATAAATTAGCCGAAAACTTAATCCACACCTTTAAATTCTACTATACTGAGGTAGATACCTTAGAAGATTTAAAACATGAAGTTATTTGTTTTTTTCTAGAAAAATTAGATTACTTTAAACCTGAAAGGGGTTCAAAAGCCTTTAGTTATTTTTCTATTGTAGGTAAAAATTATCTTATTCTTTATAACAATAATAATTACAAAAAGAAAAAAATAACAACTGATGTTATGGATGCTGATGATGATGAGGGAGTTATAAATGAATTAGGAAGACCTGCACGTAAAAAAGACTTAAAAGATTTTATAGACTATTTTACAGAATATGTAGATAAACATATATTTACTTTATTTAAAAAAGATAAAGATAGAAGAGTAGCAGATGCTGTAAATATTTTATTTAAAAGAAGAGAAAATTTAGAGATTTTTAATAAAAAAGCCCTTTACATATACATTCGTGAAATTACAAATGTAGATACTCCTGTAATTACTAAAGTAACTAAAATATTAAAAAAGTTATATAAAAGATTATATAAAGAATATAGTACAAAAGGATACGTAAAAGTCTAAAATTTTCCATATTTATAATAAAATACTAATATGGACTCATTAAACCAAATAATATTTGACGATAAATCATTTTCTGATATTTTAAAAGAAATACATAAAAATCAAACAAAAAAATCAAAACAATTAGCTTCTTTAATAGCTGAATTGCGTCCTCTTATAACTTCTTTAGGAGATGCTACAGTAGTAGTACCATTGATTAAAGAATATATGGAAATTAGTGTTAAAAATGATGATCAATTAATAAAAATGGCAGCTATAGTCCAACGTCTATCTACAGGTATAACAAGTAATGGGGATGGGGGGTCATTAACAGATTTTGAAATAGAACAACTACAAAATGTAGCAGATGAAATAGCAAAAACTGTTGAAGAACCTAAACCAAACAAAAAAATAGAAAAAGAATAAAATGGGAAGATTCAATTATCAAAGAGTATGTTCCGTTATTTTAGGTCCTGACCATGAAATGTTTCATGAGCCGGGGTATGGGTTTGGGTCTATAGGAACTGTTTTTTTAGTAAATCCCAGAAAAGAAATAGGAATATTATCCCCAGAAATACTTAAAAATTTAGATCAAGCTAAACCTTTATTTAATGTTTATAAACAATTTCCTATAATAGGTGAAATAGTTTTAACTATAAAAACTTTAGGTAAAGGAGTAGCTTTTGGGGATAATAGTTTAGGTAATCCACGTTCACGTGCCTCTTATTATATTCCAACATCTATAAATTTATTTAATGTTATTGATCATAATGCATTTATACAATCAGTAAAAGTACCTAAAGAAGTAGGAACTTTACAAGGTGAAGAACCTAGAGTTGAATTATATACACAGGCAGAAAGTGGGATGGCTGTAAACAGTCAAGAAAATTTTAATAAAGAAATAAACGAATTAAATCCTTTAGGAAATTACTTTAAAGAACAACCCGAAAATAAAAGAATATTACCTTTGTATGTTTATGAAGGAGATACAATAATTGAAAGTAGATTTGGTAGTTCTATTAGGTTTGGCTCAACTATTCCTTATAATTCTAAAAAAGACATAGAATATGAAAATCTTGAAATCCATAAACAACCTTATAAAAACCCCTGGTCTGTAAATAGTTACAGTCGATATGATACTTACAAACAAACCACAGGATCTGTAGGAGATCCTATTATTATTATTAGAAATGGTCAAGGTAATAAAAATGATAGAGATACTTTTTTATTACAAGAATTACAAGGTGAAGCTCTTATAGAAAATACCTCAATTAATGAATCTTCAATATATTTAACTTCTAACCAATCAATCTCAGAACTGATAGTAGCAGGAGCAGAATCTTCAAGTCCAAGCATAATAGGTCAAAATACTTATAAAATAAATATAGCATCAGAAAGAAAAAAACTTAATTCAATAAGTGATTCAAATGATCCTTTTATGGTACCTAATGAATCTCTTAATGAAGAGCAATTTTTAAATAAAAATCAATTAGGAAGTACAGGTAAATTAAACACTGATATTATCGCTTCAAAGCAAGGAAAAGAAAAAGAAAACCCAATGTTAGAAAATTTAGGAAGATCTGATATAGAATACAATTACACTCCTAAAACATCTTTAAATGGACAAGGAGAAAAAACAGGAGAATATTCACTTGAAGATGACTTAAGCTTTTTTGATGAATTTAAAAAATCTGGAAAAACAGATAGTGATTTTGAAAATCATATAAATATTTTTGGGGTAACTATTCGTAATGGTATAACTTTTTCAACATCACAGGACGAATTATTAAATGATGGCCAAACAGAAAATTCTTTAGAAGAAAATTCTATTAGTTATACTGATAATAATTTTTATAACCAATATAGTATATTAGAACCTTTAACAATTCAAAACTTAAATCCTGTTATTCCTGATTATAATCCTTATGATTTTTCAAATATTTCTAATCTTTATGAAAAATATGAATTATTGTATAATGTAAAGGGAGTTAATGAAATTAAAGCAAAAATATTTAATTATTTTGGTGATTTAAGATATTATACCATAGCAAGTTGGGAAAAAGAAATAAAAAATAATTACTTAGAAGGAACATTAGAAAGATATCTAAATCAATTAGATGATCAAATAGACCTAACTACAGTAGAAAACTACTCAACTGTAACTCAACAAATAGAAAGTAGTTTAGTATTTAACAAATATCTTTCAGCTTATAAAGAAATTTTATTTCAAGATATAAATAAAAGACTCCCAGAAGAAAAACAATATCTTAATACAGAAACATTTTTAGCTTCTATAGAAGACAAAGGATATTTACCTTCTCCCTCAGAATTTAGGATTGTTACAAAACACCATGATGGAGAATTTAGGTTAACTCATAATGAAATAGCACCAGGTTATTCAAAAATAAAAGAAATGTTAACATTAAACCATCCTGCTTATGGTAAAAAAGCAGCAGCCGGAAGAAATATTAGATATCTAATAATCCATTGTTCTGGAACAAGCATAGAAGATGACCCTATAGATATTTATTTACATAACATTTACAACTCAAAATCTTATACAAATGGAAATTTTCCTTATCATTATATAATAGGAAAAAAGGGAAAATATTCTAGAGTAAAAAATCTAGAAGACATGGGAAATACAGATAAAATAAAATGTTATAGTACTGCAGGAAAAGATTCTGAAGGACGTTATTGGAATGACCATTCAATACAGATTTGTTGGGTAGGAGGTAAAAATTATGAAAATGATTCACCAACAAAAGCTCAAGCTGTAACATTACATAATATAATAATGTATTATATGAAAAGATACCCAGGTATAGTATTAATAGGACATAATCAAACCCTTCCATCTGGAAATGAAATGAATGATGCTAATCTTTTATCCTCCCAAGCAATAGATTGTCCTGGATTTTATATACCTACATATGCTTATAATATAGGTCTTCCTCCAGATAGTTTCTCAGATTTACCTATTAAAACTAATGGAATTCATTATGATATGGATCAAGCAGAATTATTTAGTAGATATCAAGAAAGAGGAAGATTACTTGCTTTAAAGTATAGAGCTAACGTAACAGAAAAAACACCAACTTATTTTTAACATATAAAATATGGCAGAAATTAATATAGATGACGATAATTTAAATAGTAATGGCCCTCAAGGACCCGCACAACCTAACACATACCAAGGTAAACAAATAGTATTAGATTCTGATAGAATATTATTTAATGCTAAAAAGGACTCTATATTATTATATTCTGATAAATCAGTAGGTATAAACTCAGTAGGATCTATACATATAAATACAGGAAATAATGAATTTAAAAATTATATAGTTCTAAATTCACCTACTATATTTTTAGGAATGAAAGAAAACGGCGCAGAACCCCCTAATGAACCTGCTGTAAAGGGAATAGCATTAACTAAATATTTATTAGATATAGTAGAATTAATAGAAGATATAAAAGTATGGCTAACGGGAACTTATAATGTAACTAGTCAAAAACCTGGGGATCTTTCCCAACCAGGTGTTAATTCAACTACAGATTTAGATGAATCTATAATTGTTTTAAGAAATACAATAAATAATATAAAAAGTAAAACCGTTTATTTATCATAGATATGAGAAAAATTGTAAATAATTTTATAAACCAAGCACAATCTAAAAAAAATAAAGTTAAAAGAATGATTGATAGTGAAGGTAAAAAAGGAATGGATGACCTTAAAAAAAGAGTTAAAGAAGGTATGCCCACTAAGGGGGAAATGATCGAAAGATTTTCTAAACAAGCATCAACTGCTGCTCAACAACAGGCTGCAGAATTAGGATTTCAAAAATATAAATTAAAAATAAATAATTTAAAAACCGTAGCAGATGGTTTTTTTAAATCTGTAAATTCTTTACAAAGAACACTTAATGATATAGATCAGTTTTTAGGTGTAATAAATAGTTTATTAGAAAAAATAGAACCTCTTATAGAAATATTTGATAATATTATTAAAATACTTAAAAAAGCCATAAAAGCACTACCTGCAGCCTATGCTACTGTAGGTCTTATAGTAGGATTAGGCCAGTTATTAGAAATGGCAGCTTCAAAAGTAGCAGGATTTGCTGCTTTAGTACGACAAATACCAAGTAGTATAAGTCATCACTTAAATAAAATAACACAATTAGGTAAAAGATTACTCCCTATTGTAATAAAAATTAATTCAGTTAGAAATTTTATAAATTACAATTATAATATATTAGAAACAGTATATGCCAGATATTTAGAAAATAATGTAATAGGAGACTTTGTAAGTAATACTGGACTTATAAATGAAGATTCTTTAGATGACTCTATCATAAATTTAGAAAATGATACGGGGGGAGATCCTAATAATATAGAACCTCCTACTGAAATAGAAGGATAAATTAAAAAAATTAAAGAAAAACAAAAAATAAATATATTTATAATAAACAAGTATAATATGAAAGCAAAAACATTTGAAAGTCTAATTAGAAAAGTAGTTAGAGAAGAAATTGATTATGCGTTACGCAGAGAAATTAAATCACTTAAAGAAGATCTACGTGATGAAATCACACCATTAGTTAAAGAACAACACACATCTACTGTACCTAATAGTGTAAAAAATACATTAAAAGAAAAAATAATGGGTAATACACCTATAAAACAACGTCTAAAACAATCATTTACCTCTAATGGAACCTTAAATGATTTATTAAATGAAACAGCTAGAGGAGATACAAATTTAGAAAGCGGCAACTCTTCTATAATGCCCTTAGAAAAAATGCCTGCTCCTGTAAAGAATGTTGTAACTAGGGATTATAGAGAATTAATGAAAGCAATTGATAAGAAAAAAAATAAATAAAAATGCCTTTACCTGATACTATAAATATACATCCTCTTGATCTAAATACAAATATAGCTATAGGTGTAGTTTTTCCTTTAATGAATGAAGGAACTTTTGAACAATCTTTTACTGTTAAAGAACAAGTAAAAACAAACATTCTTAATGTATTATTAACAGAGAAAGGCGAAAGAGTTAATATGCCTAATTTTGGGGTAGGTTTAAAACAAATATTATTTGAAAATGCAGTAAATAATGAGGAACTTAGAGAAAGAATTTCAAACCAACTTTCTTTTTATGTCCCCGAAATAGCAGTAGAAGAAGTAACAGCAGAACAAAATGAACATATATTAAGAATAATATTATCTTATAGAATTATAGTTTCACAAGAACAAGATACTATTCAAGTTAATATAAATAATGGCCCTAGTGATGGAATTGATCTAAATAATTCAGCAACAGGATTTTAAACAGATAAAAAATGGGATATTCAAAAGTAAATAATAAATCACAAGATAAAGATATTAAATATTTAAATAAAGATTTTAGCTCTTTTAAAGAAAGATTAGTAGAATTTGCTCAAGTATATTACCCAAATACTTATAATGATTTTAGTGAAGGATCACCAGGAATGATGTTTCTAGAAATGGCCGCTTATGTAGGGGATGTTTTATCATTTTACACAGATAGCCAAATGCAAGAAACTTTTCTTCTTTTAGCTCAAGAAAAAGAAAATTTATATAATATAGCATACGCTTTAGGATATCAACCTAAAGTAACAGCAGCAGCAGCCGTAAATTTAAATTTATATCAATTAGTACCTTCAATACTAGATGGTGGGGTATATAAACCTGATTATCAATATAGTTTAACGATAGAGGAAGGTTCAACTTTTATATCACAAGAAGGACCTGGCTTTTACACCACAGAACAAACAAATTTTGGTTTTTCAAGTTCTTTTAGTGAAACTACAGTAAATATATATCAATATGATGACTCAAATAACCCAGAATATTTTTTATTAAAAAAGAATGTAAAAGCAATTTCAGCAGAAGTTAAAACAAGATCTTTTGATTTAGGGTCTCCTGAACAGTTTTTAACATTAAATTTGTTTGATAAAAAAATACTATCAATAGAAAGTATAGTAGACTCAGAAGGTAATGAATATCATGAAGTACCTTATTTAGCACAAGATACTATATTTGAACAAGTACAAAACACAGGAGCTAATGATCCTGATTTATATGGGTATAACCAACAAACCCCCTACTTATTAAAAATAAAAAAGGTACCTAGAAGATTTGCTACAAGACATAAAGCAAATGGAGCCTTAGAAATACAGTTTGGAGCAGGAAACTCTGATAAAGCAGATGCTCAAATAATACCTGATCCTGATAATATTGG